TATGGCTAAAGCAATTAAAAAATCAAAAGGTTTAACCGATAAGCAAAAGGAAACTATGAAGAAACATTCAGTTCATCATAGTGCGAAACACATGGCTTCTATGAAAAAAGCTATGCTATCTGGTAAAACATTTGAGCAAGCACATACTATAGCTCAAAAACAAGTTGGAAAATAATGCATAAAGGTTGTACTTGTAAAGCTGTAAAGCGAAAGAATAAAAGTAAGAAGGTCAAGACTATGAAGAAGGGTGGATCTGTAAAGGATGCGTGCTATCATAAAGTAAAGGCTAGTTACAAAGTATTCCCTAGTGCTTACGCTTCTGGAGCTATAGCTAAGTGCAGAAAGAAAAGAGGATAACCTATGGCTATAAGGAAAACAAAGGCAGGGTTAAACCTTAAGAGGTGGTTTAAAGAAAACTGGAAGACACCTTCAGGAAAGAAAGATTACTCTGGAGGGGAGAACACCTTTCGCCCTACTAAGAAGATTAGCAAAGACACACCATCAACATGGAGTGAGGTAACACCATCAGAGAAAGCTAGAGCACAAAAAGAAAAGAACGAAAAAGGAAGAGTATCTAGATATAAAAAAGTGAAAGCAGTAAAGAAGGCAAAAAAAGGAATGGGGATAAAGACTAGCATTAAGTCTGGCAACTTTAGACCTACTAAATCTGGTGCTGGTATGACATCAAAAGGTGTTGAAGCTTACAGACGTGCTAACCCTGGTAGTAAACTTAAAACTGCTGTTACAGGAGATGTAAAGCCTGGTAGTAAGTCTGCTAAAAGAAGAAAGTCATACTGTGCTAGATCTCTTGGCCAACTAAAGAGAAGTAGTCAAAAGACTCAAAACGATCCCAACTCAAGAATTAGACAAGCTAGAAGACGATGGAAGTGCTAAAGAAACTATTAACCTTATTATTTTTTCTATCTTCATTAACATCTGCTGCTCAGGTGTTTCGCTTTTCTACCTTTTATGCAAGTCTCTCTACTGGGGCTCCCTTCGCAGAAAACCAATCTTTTATTGTTGATGGTATAGCAGGTTCAGGACAACTTGTAGAGGTTACGCAAGTTAGTGAGCCAAACTTTAACTTAACTATAGGGCTTAGAAAAATAGCTAGGTTTGACTATCAAGTTAAGCAAGGTATGTTTTACACAGGGGCAGAGAATGCTATAAGCGATTACGCCACTGTATCTAACGCTCCTGGTTTAGAGTATCTGCTAGAGTACTCTACACTTCGTGACAGAGGTATGGAATTTAGTCAACACGAGTATAAAGTAAGGTATATATCAAATAACTACACAGCACGAGCTGCCTATGTAGATGATGGGTTAATAGATTTAAAGTACACGCAGGGAGAATTTAGATTACGTAAAAATCTTGGAAGTATAGATTTCACTATAGGTGTAGCTCATAGATCTCACCCTGTATATGGTTATTCCCCTATTGAGACTTGGTTCGCAATCCCAGAAAATAAACATTGGTGGCAGTTAGCTTATGAGTTTGGATACTCAGACACTGAAGAGCATGTATGGTCTTACGATGGTGAAGTTATAGCACAGTCAGATCCTGAATTTTATGGTTACCACTTTGGTGACGCAGTAAACAAATACAATAGACAACAACTTAGAGATATGGGACTCCAGCAAGAAATTTCTGGAGTTTTAGGTATGGACTATTATTACTACTCAGATGATGTATGGCTACATAGCTGGGCTTCTGTATACCCTTTGCATAAAGGGTTGAGTGATTATTCATACGACTATCCTGACGATTCTACGGAGTGGGATGCAGGTTTAGTTATGGGTGTGAAGTTTAACAAACATTTTAGTATATTTGTAGAAGGTAGGCACCTTAAGTATTGGGATATAAAGTCTTACGAAATGAAAACAGGAATAAATTATTTAATATTTTAAAAAAGATGGCGAAAGAATTAAGCGAAGATACTTCTTTAAATATAAGCATTAAGACTTTAGCAGGGATTGGCTTTGCAATAATGACACTAGTTGGTATGTGGTTTACCCTGCAAGCAGATATTGCAGAGGCTAAAGAGCTACCATTACCTCTTGATCCAGAGATTACTCGTATGGAGTTTGACATGAAAGACCAACTTATACGCCAAACTATTATGTCTACACAAGATGATGTTACTGAGATAAAGGATGACATTAAAATGATTAAAGAAAAACTTTATGAATAAATTAGTTCTATTAATTTTATTGCCTTTAAATATCTTAGCTCAAGATTTTGTTAGTTCTAACTCATTTGATACTAAGATAGCTAAAGGTATTACTGTTGTAGAGTTCTGGGCAGAGTGGAATAAAAGCAATGAAGTTCCGTTTTTAGAGGATCTTAAAGATTGCGACCCTTACAAATTATCCATAGTAAAAAACTCAGGCGTTCAAAAAAAGTATAAAGTAATAGCTGTACCTACACTTATTGTATTTGATAATGGGATAGAGCAACAAAGGTTTAATCCCAATATAATGATGCAACTTGCTGCAACTAAAAAAGAAGTACAATCAGTTATTGACGATATAACATTAAATAAATTTCAATAATGAGTAAAGAAAAATTAAGCGAGTCAGGTTATTTAGTTTTAGCTATAGCTATAGCTTTTTTTATACTTATAGGTATATCTAAAAATGCTAATGCCCAACAAACTCAAGCATTTGTAGAGTGTACAGCAGGAGATTTCTCAGCAGAGATAACATGGCAAATACTTACCTGCAATGGAAGTGTCATCCTAGAGGGCGGAGCTCCTTATTTTGGTGCAGCTATACTACCTCAGTACTATCAAATTAATATGCAAGATAGTTATGGTGATGGATGGAATGGTGCTTATCTATATATAGATGATGCAGAGTACGGGTTCTTATCTGATGTAGATTGGATAGATTCTTTAGGTACTTGGCCTCAAGATCAAACACAGCAGTTAGTCGATGTAGGGTGTCTAACTATAGATATAGAAGAGGTAGAGAGTACAAACTTTATACCAACACATTACTATGACTTACTTGGAAGAGAGGTTAGTCCTGTTAAGGGATTATATATAGCGAGTGATGGAACACTAACTAGAAAGATATATATAGATGCGTCTAAGTAAAAACTTTGTATTATCAGAAATCACTCGAAGCAATACAGCTAAGAGATTGGGAATAAGTAATGAGCCGACAAAAGAACATTTGGAAAATACGCAAAGGATTATTAGTGTTCTTTTACAACCTCTTCGTGACTCTCTTGGTCCTATCAGGATCAGTAGTGGTTATCGCAACCCGTCACTCAATCGTGCTATTGGTGGCAGCTCTAAGTCGCAGCATTGCAAAGGTGAGGCATTGGACATCCAGTTTTGGGAAATGGGGAAGATGAATAATAAAGCTATCTACGACTGGATTTTAGATTCAGGATTAGAGTTTGATCAAATGATTAATGAGTTTGACTTTGCTTGGATACATATATCTTTAAAAAAGAAAGGTAACAGAAATCAGGTTTTAGAGGCATATAAAGATGAGGATGGCGATACCAAGTATAGATACGCAGATATAAATCCTAGTATATGAGTAAGATATTAGATTTATTAGGAGGAGGGCTTATACAGCAGGTTGGAAATGTGGTAGATAATTTAACCACATCTGAAGACGAAAGAATGGCTGCTAAAAGAGCTATGGAGGAAATCTTCATTAAGGCTGAGTCTCAAGCACAGGAGCAAGTATCGAGAAGGTGGGAGGCAGACATGAAGTCTGATAACTGGCTTAGTAAAAATATTAGACCGTTAATATGCATATTTTTAACTGCAATTTTTGTAGTTTTGTCAGTATTTGACGGGAATATAGGAGGTTTTGTAATTCAAGAAAGCTACATTCCTATATATCAAACGTTATTAATAACAGTATATGGGGCTTACTTTGCAGGTAGGTCTATAGAGAAAATAAAGAAAAAGTAAAATGGGTTCATTAAAAGGTAAATCTATATCGAAGACATATCAAAGAATACTTCAGACAAGTACTGAGGTCTTAAACTCAACACTTAGAGGTGTTGAAACAGGTAACGGTAACTCTACCGCTATGAACCTCTCCACAGATCGTGCAGAGTTTTTAAAAGTTGGGGTCGGTACTGGAGGAACTCAGCCTGATGGTTTACTTCACGTTATGTCTGTAAGTGCTGGGTCAGTTACTGCTAGTTCTTTTGCTAACCAGTTAATATTAGAAAACTCAGGAGACTCTGGGTTATCTATACTTTCAGGTACAGCAGGAGCAGGTAACATTTACTTTGGTGATGCTAACGACAACGATGTAGGTAAGATATTTTATGACCACTCTAACGACTCTATGACCTTCGGGACATCAGGGGCAGATGTGATGAAGTTAGATAAAAGTGGTAACCTTAATATATCTGGAGCTTTATCTCAATCTGATGATAGATATGAACTTATAGAGAGATTTGAGAAAGTACCTAGTCTAAAGACTCCTGCTGTAAATCAAGCATCAAATGCAACTACAGCAGTAACCTTTGATGCTAAGTTAGGAACTATAACAATGCAGGCTGTAGACTTAGCTGCTACTGATACTGTAGAGTTTACATTTAATAATAATCATATTTTTGGAACGTCATCACAGGTTTTAGTGAATCTTCACGAGGCAGGAACGATAGCAGATAACGCTATGGTTAATGTGTTAGTACATGATGTTGCAGATGGGTCTTGTAAGATACGTCTTGGTACTAATGGTACTGATATAGTATCCCAAACATTTAAGTTATTCTTTATTGTAGACCCTTACATAACTCCTAATCAAAACTTTGTTTTGAGTGGCACTAACGGTGGGTCTACTCAAGTATCTTCTAACACAGGAAGAGATAGTTCTTTTGCTGGGATAAAATTAATCACAGGGTCTACAGATAACGATAATAGTATATTAGCAACAAGAGATGCTGACACTGAGTTACCAGCAGGTTTTGACTCTTCAGCATGGTCTTCTGTAGGATTTGGAACAGAAAATAAAACAGAGTTCTCTACAGCTATATCTACTGGTGCTTCTATTGCTGATGCATCAATTTGGGCTGGTTTAAAGTTAACTGAGGTTGGAGCTTACGCTACAGATGCAAATCAAGCTTACTTCTTGTATGCATCGAATGATGACCAAGGAGCTTTAACTACTAACGCTAATTTACATTTTGTTTATAGTATAGATGGTATTGATCGCATAACAGATTTAGGAATTGCAGTTTCTACAAACACAGTATATAGACTTCGTATTGTTTTTGACGAGAATAGAAAGATTAGTGTTTTTGTAAATAATATTCAATATGGTTTGACATCAACAACTACAGCAACAACTGCAGGTGGTGTTAGACAATCAGTTAAAACTACAAAGTCTTTAGCTACTTTAGACGATATAAACTTACTACCTTTTATTGGGGTGCAGGCTCATACAACATCATCTAAAGGTGTTCAAGTAGGATACGTTAAATTATCAAGAGATTTATACGAGTAGAATAAAAAAGGAATTAAATTAAAGAAAAAATGGAAACAATAAATCCTATTATAAGAAAGATAACTATAGGGGACTTAAAGCAGGGTTTGACTTACCAGGTAGGTCAAAAGATGTTAGGAGGATCCTTAAAGATAACAGCAATCATACAAGACGAGGCAGCTTGGTATAAGCACCAACAGGTAGTGTATGATGTGTACATAAAGAAAGAAGCAGAGGAATTTTCTAGACCTTGGAAAAGGTTTTTCTCTCAGCCAACAGCTATAGAATACAACACAGATGTCCTAGATGACTACGAAGTAAAGTAAATTAAAACAAAAAAAGATGAAGCCAATTAAAGACCTCTACTGGATAGAAGTAGAAAAAGAAACAGAGGATACGTTAATGTTAAACGGTCAAGAGATATACAGAGATACATCTTACGACCCTATGAAATTAGCTAGACAGTATGGGACGGTGTATAAAACACCAATACAAGATACTAAGGATACAGGAATACAGGAGGGTGATAAGGTTTGGTTTCACCACTTTATAGCGACACCTGTAAACCATGTTAAGCATGCTGATAAAGATAATATATATCAAGCCTTTGCAGAACAGATATACCTTATCAAAAGAGGTGAAGAGTATATCCCTGTAGGTGTTTGGAATTTTATGGAACAAGAGATGAAGGAGCCAGAGCAATCTGAGTCTGGAATATTTTTAGAGAGATCAGCGTCTGAAGTAGAGTTCCATGGGACTGCAGTTATTATTAATGACTGGATGAAAGAGCAAGGAGTAAAAAAAGGAGATAGAGTCATGTGGAGTGAGAACTCTGAGTATGATATGGATATAGATGGTATGAAACTCCTTAGAATGCGTAATTTTGACGTGTTAGCTTCGTATGGAGAGTAATGGTAAGAATTATGCTCTAGAGACCTTAGAGAGGCTTATAGAAGCAAGCAAGGGAGCTATTGACCTTCTTATAGAGGAGATAAGTAAACCTTTACTAGAGGAGGATGACGCAAAGAGAAGACAAGCAATAAAAGCAAAGAGAGAGTGTTTTGAAGACTGTCAAGAAATCCTTTTAGGGATAAAGAACCTTGAGGATAGAATAAAAGATGGTCAAACCTTAATAGAGGATAAAAAAGATTTCAAAGGCTCTTTTGCAGAGAAGTATGCAAGAAAGTAACACGATATATTTAAGTAAAGACAGTCATGGTGAGGTAATGGAGTTTGACAATTTAACAATTGTCTTACCTAAAAAACCTAGGTACAAGAAAGATATACTTTACCACGACCTACCCAAAGCAAAGCAGAAGTGGACTAGACTTCAACCACCTAAAGCTTTAACAAGGGAGAACGCTTCTGACTTTGTAGATTACATAGAGGAAGAGTTTAGACGTAGAATGGAGGGGTTATGGTTTTATAACAACGGAGTTCCTACGTATATCACTGGATCGCATTATATGTTTATTCAGTGGAGTAAGATAGACGTTGGTTATCCTGATTACAGGGCTGCTAACAGGACGTTCTTTATTTTTTGGGAAGCGTGTAAATTAGATAAGAACTCTTACGGGATGTGTTTTCTTAAAAACAGACGTAGTGGTTTTTCCTATATGGCTAGTAGTGAGACAGTTAATTTATCTACAATGACTTACGAGAGTAGGTTTGGTATATTATCAAAGACTGGGGCAGATGCTAAGACTATGTTTACGGATAAGGTGGTGCGTATATATCGTAACTACCCTTTCTTTTTTCAACCAATACAAGATGGTTCTAGTAACCCTCGTGTAGAGCTTGCGTTTAGAGAACCTGCTAAGAAGATTACAAAGAATCAAAAGCATATAGAAAACTCTGAAGCCTTGAACTCTAGTATAGATTGGAAAAACACTGGAGACAATAGTTACGATGGGGAGAAGCTTAAACTTCTAGTACATGACGAGGCAGCTAAATGGATTGGTCAAAATTCTATAAAGAAGAATTGGAGTGTAACTCAAACCTGTTTATTATTAGGTAGAAAGATTGTAGGTAAAT